CAACCACCACCGTCTTGGCCTTGGACAGTTGGATGTCCTTGCCGTCCACCGTCACCGTGTGACCGCGGGCCACAATGCGCACCTGCGCGCCCTCGGCCGGGACCGCACCCAACGGCTCGTGCAACGCCGGGTCGTACTTGACGGTCTGGCCGGCCTTGCCGATCGGCTTGAGCGCGTTCTTGTTGGTGATCCGGGTCACCGCGGCGCGCAACTTCGCCGGGTCACCGGTGGCGACAGCCTTGCGCAGCGCAGCCACGGTGGCCGGGTCCGCTGAGGACGTTGCGGCGGCGTAGGACAGCCGCTCCTCGAACACACCCGGCGCGGCCTTCTTGACGATCAGCTCGTCCATCTCGGCGAGCAGGTCACCCAGCTTCGTGCGGGACTCTAGGAGCTGGTTGCGTTCGCGGTTCGCGGCCCGGGTGGCGGCGCGCTGTTCAGTCGCCGTAAGTTCCTTCGCCGCGGTCTTCGGCACGATCTCGACATCGAGAATCCGGACCCCCTGCGGAACGCCAGCCTCGGCCTGGATCCCCCGATCGGCGATGACTCGCAGGCGCATGCCGCGCGGCAGCAATACCTCGGCCTGGCCGCCGATGGCGTGTCCGGTTCCCCAGTCGCTGACAGTGAGGGCATGTGTCCCCTTGGGCGCGACAAGGCGCATGACGATGGGCTGCGGGTCCCCGAACGACCCGGCGAACTGCTCGGCCACGGTACGGTTCGCGCTGCCGGACAAGTAGGCGGCGTCCGTAACCTCACGTCCGGTCAGGTCCCCGGACACGTCGCCGAACATGCCTTCGCCCGACCGCAGGCCCCGCCACAGTTCGACGTCGCGATCAAGCGTCGAGGTGCTAAGTACCCGGTCGAGGTTGCGGATCGTCGCGCTGCCGGTCCGACCCTGGCGGATCAGGCTGTTGATCCGCTGCGCGTCGTTGCCGTAGAGGTCGAGCGCCTTCTGCTGGGCGTCGGTCACACCAGCGGCACGGCGGACGCCGCTGACGTCCAACTGGCCGGCGTTGAGCGCGGCGCGGCCCCTCAGTCGGGCCGCGGCCTCCATTGGGTTGGCGATGCCGCCGACGCCGGGGCCGCCGCGGCTCGCGAAGACGCGATCCAGAACCCTGGCCCGGGCCGGGAACAGATCCCGGAAGGTCAGGTTGACAATCGGGCCGTCCGGGGTGAGCCGGCCGGTGCCGATCGCCGTACCGCGCTGGATGCGGTCGATCAGTTGCATCTTGATCGACTCGGCGTAGTCCTCCGCCGCCGCCGACCGGCCATAGCCGGTGACGCCGGGCGGGAACAGCGCGGCCGGATCGTCGAGGAGGGTCGGGGCCTTGTCGCCGTACAGCCCGCGGCCGCTCGGGGTGAAGTCGTACACCTCGCCGCGCGCGTCGGCAGCCCTCGTGGCGGCCTGCCACTCCTGGCTGCTTCCGAGGCCTTCGTGGCGCATGGCGCTATCCACATTGTGGCCGAACTCGTGCAGCAGCGTCGTATCGTGACTGCCGTATGCGGGATCCCAGAGCGTCGTATGACCGTCGCTCGCCATCGCCGAGGACCGGAAACCCGGCCTCTGGTAGCGCTGCTCCCAGTAGGCATCAGCCGGGTTACGGCCGACCGTGACGGTGTAGCTCTTCTGGAACCGGCCCCAGTCGCCGAGGCTGCGCTGGAACTGGACGAGATCCTCGACCCGGCGACGTGCCGCCGCCTCGTCCGCACCGGAAGCACCGAGGAAAGGCGTGGCATGGCGCTCGATGACGTACCCGATGTCATCGATCTTGTAGGCCCAGCCGTCGGCGATCGTGTAGTCGGCGATCGCGTAGTCGCCGCTTGACTGGCGGATCACCAGGTCCCGCACCGGCAGCGGATTGTCGAGACCCGTTTCGGGCGCCGACGCGACCCAGGATTCCCTGTCGCCGGTGACCTCGAACTCGACCGCGGACTCGGCGCCCTCCACCGTGGACGTGACACCTTCGACCGTCGACTCCGGCAGGATCGGCAGCCCAAGGTCCGCGCCCTGCGCTGCGGCCTCCGCCGCCGTCAGCCAGGCCGGATAAAGTCCACACCTGCACACAGGGTGCCCTGGTGGGGAAAAATTGCCGTCAGCAAACGCCTGGTCTAGCGGGATTGCGCCTTGATCGGCATTGACGGTGCAGTTGGCGCAGACATGCTGGTCCCCAGCGTCGGCCCACTCCTTGGCGTCGACCCCGTTGCGGCCATAGCGCAGCAGCGTCGCCGAGGACACCGCGCGGGTCGTCTCGGTCAGCGCGACCCGGTAGGCCCACTTCGGGTCATCGACGAGGGACCGAATCGCGGTGGCGATCTTCGCCGGGGCGTCACCACGGCCCACCCCGGCGGCCAGGATCTGCGTCAGCTGGTCGAGCTTGTGGTCCTCGATGCCCTTGAGCACCACGCCGCCGTGCGCGAGCAGGGCCTTCAGCCCGGTGCCCATGCCCTCAACGTCGATGAGTTCGCGGGCGGCCTCCCAGTCGCCTGGAGTCCAGTGCCCCCAGTCCGCGCCCATCGTCAAAACCGCCGGGTCATCTGCTTTCACCATGACCCCGTGATGCGACAACAGGGTGCGGGCCGAGATCGCGCCGACCAGGAAGCCGTCAGTCCACAGCCCGTGCATCGGCCCGGTCAGCTTGGCCGCGATCGGGATGTGGCGCTGCTGCAACCAGGCCAGGGTCAGGCCGCGCAGGTCCGGATCATCCACCGGCGGGGCATCGAAGAGGTAGTCAGTGGCCAGCTTCAGCGGCCCGGAGGGCGCCCCAGTCAAAGCCCGGTGCAGGTACGGCGCCCAGTACTCCGCGACCGCCAGATCCCGTTCCCAACCCGGCCAGTGCCGCACTTTTGGGGGTTGGCGATATGCCCGCACCACCGAACTCGGCCTTGTCGAGCTGAACCCCGGCCGCGGTCGCGTCGGCCTGGGTCACGGTGGCGAACACGAACGGCCGCGACGTGGCGCCCTTGGTGAGCCAGCGGCGGTAGGCCGCCAGCTCCGCCTTGACCGCATCGGGGTTCGGCTTGGGTGGACCAGCGCCCGGTGGGCCACCGGGTGCCTGCGGGCCTTCGTTGCCCTGTACGTCCGGCGGTGCCTGCGGCGGGCCGATCATCGTCCCCGGCGGGGCCAGCCTGCTCGCGCCCTGCAAGAACACCACGCCGCGGCCGGTGTCGACCATCGGCATGTCGGCCTCAGGAAAGTTGTACCGCGGCAGGCCGGTGCGGTCGCGGTCCTCGTTCAGCGTCTGCCGGCCCGACTTCACCCGCCGGTCGGATACCTCGTCGGTCGCATTCTCGTCCTCGGACTCCAGGCCCAGGATCCGGAACTCCAGCTCCGGCGGTGCACCCAGAAACCGGCGCTGCAGGTTCGTGCACAGTGCCTGCAGCCGACGCAACGTGGGCTGGGTGGCCTTGCGGTCCTGCACATCGGCCTGACCCTCATGCCAGCCGGTAGAACCCAGCCCACCCGCCTCGGTGAACCCGAGCTCGGCGATGGTCGTATCCAGGTGCGAAGCCACCAGCTTGATCAGGTGCAGGTCGTAGTCCGGGCGGTACCGCTCGTTGAGGTCCGCCGAGTCCTGCGGCTTCATCCCCCAGGGCAGGATCCGGTACCGCTGCCGGGCGATCGTGTTTCCGGCGTAGTAGTCGTTGAGTTCCCGCTCGTACTGGCCCAACTCCTGCGGCGACCACTCGGCCTGACCCTCGCCGGACAGCAACCAACCCGCCGGCATGACGCCATCTGTGTACTCCGACTTCAGCCAGCCCATGCGGCGCATGTACAACTCGCCGTCGTAGAGGGCCTGCTCCACCGCGGATGACCCGTACGGCGTCCACGACCGTACATTGTGGACCTTGTAGACCAGCCGGTCGGTTGGATAGGCACCCGGCAGCACGCCGGTGTCCGGGTCCGGGTCGCCGTCGGCGGTGAACTCACCGCGCGGGAACCCGTACAGGATCTGCTGGTACGCCGGCTGCGGCGGCATCGGGCGGAACCCGTCGCAGTCCAGCAACGGCTTGATCGTCGTCCCGTCCAGGATTTCGAACCCGAACAGCTCACCGTTACGACGCAGCCGCGGGTAGATCGCCAGCGCGTCGAGGACGAAGTACTCCTCTAGCAGCTTGCCGGCCCAGGCGATGAAGTCGTGGCCGTTGCGCGGGTCTGGCTGCTCCCAGAAGTCCACCAGACGCCCGATGTGCGGGTCGACGCGGGCCCGCATGGCCTTCTCGATGTCGGACCTGGCGGCGCCAGGATCCTGGCGCTGAGCCCGCTCGATCGCCTTCGCCGAAATCGTCACATCCCAGTCCAGAGTGGCGACCTCCGCTTTGCGGATCTCGATGCACCGCCGGAACAACGGGATCAGATCCGCCGCATCGCGCAGCACCTTCCACGGGATGAGGCCGCCGCCGAACCCAGGCAGATTGAACGTGGCCGGATACTCGAACGCGCGCGGCTGGGCGCGGCCAGTCTGCGGGTCGAGCGCGTTGATCGGCGCTGGGAACAGCGGGATACCCGGCCCGAACGGGACCGACGGTTCGAGGCGAGGCAGCGGGGTGGCCACCTGCCCACCCGCGGCGAGAACACCGCGCAGGGCTTGGCCCACCTGGGCGTCGGACCACTGGTTGCCGCGGGCCAGGGCGGTCGAGGCCGGGCCGGCGGCCTTGGTCAGGGTGCGGGTGCGGTTACGACGGGATGACACGCAGCCGCACCCCCTGTCATCCTGAGCGGGACGGCCGCGGTGGGCGGCCAGGAGTGGGGTGGGTCATGAGCATGCTGGCGGAGACGAACACATGGCGCGAGACCAAGGCCAACGGCGAGAGGCTGGACAGGCTGATCGCCGAGCAGCAGATCACCAACCAGTGGCTGGCATGCATCGCCGACCTGCTCAAACAGCAGATCCTGTCCAGTGTCGACAGCGCCGAGGTGCCGTGGTGAGTGATACGGCGAAATGGCCGAAGATCGTATGGCCGATCTGTAACACTTGCGGCAATCGATGCGTCTGCGTGGCCTACACCATCGACGGGGTCACGTACTGCATGGACCACGCGCCGCGGACGCCGCCCATCACCGCCCGAGCTGGCCGAAGAAGTCCAACCGAGTTGTCGACTGGGCTGGACGGGGCGGGGAATCACCCAGCCGGCTGAAGAAGTTGCTCAACGACGGAGTCAGCAACAACTTGTGCACCGCCTGCGTCATCGCATCAACCTGGTCGTCGTGGGCGG